TCTTATGAATATATCTACACTATTACAAGCTAATACTGATGGTGTAACTGTAAAACTATTAAGAGGAAATTTACCTAAAGTATTTGCTATTATAGATTGGTGGGAAACATTAACAGGATTAAAGTTAGAATATGTATATTATAATAAGATGATTATTAAAGATGTATCTAATTATATGGCAATATCTGATACAGGTAAAGTTAAAAGAAAGGGTGCAGCATTTAAAACTCACAAAGAATTAGAATTACATGAGAATTATTCAGCTCTTATCATTAATGAAGCTGTATCTGCATATTTTATATCTGATGTAGAACCTGAACAATATCTATTACAAGATATAGAAATTAATGGATTATCTAATTTCTTTATGAGAGCTAAAGTACAAAAAGGTCATAAACTTGTAGCAAGAATAAGAGAACAAGATATGATTTTACAAAAACTTGTAAGATATATTGTAACCAATGATGGTGTATCTCTTATTAAAATAATGCCACCACTTCCTAAGAATCCTGATAAATGGAGAGAAACTGAAATAGAAAGTGGATGGAAAACTACAGTATGTAATGACTTATCCAAAATAAATGTAGAGGAATTAAAAGAAAACTTAAATTTAGAATATTATTTGAAAGCAATTAAAAAGATTATAAATGGAATTAAGGAATCAAATACAAGCTCAAGCAACTCAGAAGATATGTCTGAATAATTTCAGAGGTATTATAAATGTTGCACCAAGAGTTGGTAAATCTAAAATTGTATGTGATGCTATTAATGTTCTTACTATTCCACAATCTATTCTTATAACTGTACCATATAATTCTATAATGGAATCATGGCAAACAGAATTAAAGAAATGGAATGTAGAATTGCCAATAACAATTATAAATCAAAGAAGCATATCTAAAGAAGAAGACTTAAACAAATATAATATTATTATATGTGATGAGATTCATACTTTATCTGCTTCTCAAATACAAGCATTACAAGAATTTAATGGACCATTATTAGGTGTATCTGGTTCTATTTCTAAAGAAACTGAAAAAACTTTAAGAGATGAACTAGGATTAAAGACTATCTTTAAATATACTTTAGAAGAAGCTATTACAGATGGTATCATTGCTAATTATGAAATTAATTTAGTTCCATTAACATTAGATAATAAAGATAAATATATAGATGCAGGTAATAAAACAACTCCATTTAAAACTACAGAATATCTTAATTATCAATATCTTACTGAGCAATTCAATAAGTTTAAAAGAATGGCATGGAATAATTCTAAGATGGAAGCAGTAAAGATGCAATATGCTTCTAAAAGAGCAGATTTAATTTATAAATCTAAGACAAAAATAGAGGCAGTATCAAAAATTATTGCTAAATTTGACAGATGCTTAGTATTTACTGCAAGAACTGAAATAGCTGATCAATTAGCTTCAGGTTATCATTCTAAATCTTCTCCAGAGATTCTTGATAACTTTATGACAGGTAAAATAAATAAGCTTTCAGTATGTGAGATGACCAATATGGGTATCACATTTCCAAATCTCAAAATAGGTATATTTCATCAGATGAAAAGTTCTGAAGAGAGTGCAATCCAAAAAGTAATGAGGATGTGTAATATGGAAGATGACTCTATTGCTCAAATATATATCACATATTATGCAAATACAGTTGATGAAGAATGGGTTAAGAAAGCATTAATAGGATTAGATCCAAATAAAATTAAAATCATAAAAGTATGACAACTGAAAATGTAGCAAAGATTTATTTATTGATTACCACATTAAATGCAGCATTATATGCAATAGCAGAATTAGAACCATTAAAGATGACTCAAACTAATAAGTTTAGAATCAATAATCTTAGAGGTTCTATTAAAAATTATTTAGCATTAGTATCTAATAGAGCTAAATCAGATGAAATAGCATTAATTGATAGTTATTCATTTGGAAATGTTGCAATAATGGCAGAACTTAACTGTATGGTTGCTCATGTACCTGAAAATCAAATTGAATGGTATATAGATGAATGTAAAAAATTAGTTTTTGAAGCTGTTAAAAGAGAACATGATGAAATTGAATCCAGAGATCACCAAATTGCTTAAAGAAGCAAGTGTAAATTTAGATGAAGGTACTTTATATCTGTTATCTTTATTTCATGACTTAGATTCTGATTGTATATCTGAAAAGACAATTAGGATTGTAAATAATATTGGAATAGTAGAAAGAGATTATAAAACCAATACACTACTGTGGCACATGCCATTGTATGAAGGACAAAATGTAGATTCTGTATGGGATTGGGTAAATCAATATAGAGAATTATTTGCAACAAAGAATAAAGAAAGAGCAGGATCTAAAAAAACTTGTGTTCTTAGAATGAAACTATTCTTTGCAGAGAATCCTCATGTTAGAAAAGAGGATGTGTTGGAAGCAACTACTCTTTATCTCAGAACAGTAGAACCACAATTTGTTAAAACTGCAGAAAGATTTATTTATGATGGACAAGGTAATTATAAAACTTCTATGCTCAATAATTGGATAGAAAGAGTATTAGAAGCTAGAGCTAAGAATAAGATTGATCCTAATAATAAATTAATGAAATAATGAATTTTCTTGAAGCATTAAAGCAAGGTCAGGAAGGAGAGAATAAAGGTTTACCAACAGGTTTACCACCATTGGATAGAGCTATAGATGGTGTTCAAAAGAAAGCAATCTATGGTGTAGCTGCTGGTCCAAAAGTAGGTAAGAGTACTTTAGTAGATTTTGGTTTTGTTATTCATCCTATATTACATTGTATTAAAGAAAACATTCCTATTACTGTAATCTATTTCTCTTATGAGATTGACAGAGTAAAGAAAGAATTTGACTTTGCTTCATTCTTCTTTTATCATGACTATGGTATAAAATCTATTATGCATAATAATGAAGAATATCCTTTGTCAAGTAGATATCTGTTAGGTAAACTACAAGACAGACAAGGTAATATTATTCCATTATCTGATGAGCATAAAGCTATATTAAAAGATATTTATACTAATAGAATAATTCCATTCTTTGGAGAGTATGATATTAGAGGACATCAAGTAAAGGAAGGTATAATACAATTCTTGGAAGACAGAGATAACCCTACAGGTATGAGAAATACTATTCTTGCTTATGCTAAAAAGAATGGTGAGTTTGTATATCAGGATTATGAAACTACAGAGGATGGTAAGAAAGTTATGAAGAAAAGATTAATAGGTTATAACATTGCCAACAAGCAAAAAAGAACTATTATAATTACTGACCACATTCGTAAACTCAAGAGAGAAAGAGGTTACACTATGAAAGAAAATATGGATAAGTGGATAGAATATACTGTAGAATTACGCAATTTCTGTCATTTTACATTTGTTCATATTGTGCATCTAAACAGGTCTATATCCAATATAGAAAGATTAAAATTTAATGGTGAATTTATATATCCTACTGGTGAAGATGTAAAAGATTCAGGTAACTTATCAGAAGAATGTGATTATCTTTTAACACTTTTTAATCCAACAGATGAGAAATATGGATTGTCAGTTCATTTTGGTTATCCATTACATGAATATCCTAATTATAGATCAATACATTTAGTAGAATCTCGTGATACTGAGTGTCCACAACATTTAGGTGTATCTATGTTAGGTAATATAAAGCATTTTTCAACTATTTAAATATAATTTATGGCAAAAATCATGGTAATTGCTGAATCAGGTTTCGGCAAAAGTACTTCTATCTCTCCAAGTCAGGAGATAGGAATTAAGGGTTTAAATCCTGAAACAACTTTTCTTATCAATGTAAGTGGTAAAGACTTACCATCAAGAGGATGGAGAAAACTTTACAAGCACATTGATGGTAAAGACTTAGCAAGTGGTAATTATTTGGAAACTAATGATGCTATGGCTATTGCAGGTGCAATATCTGTAATTAATGAGAAGAATCCAAAGATACAAAATCTTGTTATTGATGACTTTCAGTATTTGATGGCAGATTATTATATGGATAAAGCTAAGACAAGTGGCTTTGATAAATTTTCTGACATCGGTTATTTCATTGGTCAAATTTTTAAAGCAACACAAAAGTTTAAAGGCAATGTAATTGTACTAACTCATCCAGAAGAAGTACAAAATGCTTTTGGTACTTCATATAAAGCTAAGACAGTGGGTGAACATTTTGCCCAAATTCATCTAATTGCTTGAATATCCTTAGAGCCTAATAAACTACAACATAATCTGAAAAGATAAGTGTGAATGTTTGAAAATTATTAGGATTGGACAATAAGCAGCTAAGCATCTGTAAAATGATGAAAGTTCAGAGACTATCCTCGTGAAGAGGAGTACATTAATACTCATCATATTAGTGGAAATGGTGAATATTTCTATATTATTTTTACTATTTTACCTATAGTTTTTATATCTTTGTATAAATAAAAATTATAAATTATGGTAAAAATATATGCAATCCAACATCCTATTACATTAGAAATAAAGTATATAGGTAAAACTGAAAGACCTTTAAACATTAGATTAATTTCTCATATTTATGAAAGCAAATCTGCTAAAATTAAAACTCACAAACATAATTGGATTTTAAAATGTATCAATGAAGGTATTAGACCCCAAATAATACTTTTAGAAGAATGTGAAGATAATTGGCAAGAATGTGAAAAAAAATGGATTAATCATTATGGATTAAAAAACTTAACTAATACTACAGAAGGAGGAATTGGTGGAATATCAAGAATATTAACTCCTGAACATAGAGAAAATATTAGAACTAAGTTAATTTCAAAAATTCAAAATGGAGAAATCAATTATAAAGAAAGAGCAATAAAAATATCTAAAAGTCATAAAGGTAAAAAATTGTCTGAATCAACTAAACAAAAAATTAGAGAGATAAATCTTGGTAAAAAACAATCTTTAGAAACTAAAATAAAAAAATCTAAAGGTGGTGTATTACAATATACATTAGATGGTGAATTTGTAGCTGAATATATAACTATATCTGAAGCAGCAAAA